CTATTGTTGTAAATTCTGCAATTTCTTCTATTTCTATTTTTTCTCCTTCTTCTTCTTCAACCACTAAAGCATGAACTAAAGTTATACCTCTTAATCCTTTACTGTCTGTGAAAAGTTCATCTATATCTTCCTCCGCTCTAGCTTTTTCTAGCATTAATTTACTCAATGTTTTAAAGTCTTTTAAAGCTTCTTCTATATTTTCATATTTTTCTGCATTATCGGCAGAAAATCCGTCACCCGTGTAATGATAAACAGAACCGCCGTTCATGCCTTCAAAAAATAGTCCCTCTATATAAAAATAATTTTCTAACATTGTTTTTCTCCGTTTGTTTGTTTTGTTTTTAAAAATTGAGCAGTTTAGCCACTTGCCCAGGTGATAAATAATTTAAAACTTCCGTTGACTTTTTAGCATTGGACGCAAGCCCCCTTTGGCTGTATCGCTATAAAAATCTATTAATCTATTTTTTTTGCGATTTTTGCCGTAATAGAGATAAGAGCAAGCCACTCTTTCATCTATTAAAGTTATTGCTTTTTTTGCGCACATAGGTTTTTTTGCGTATCCTTCCCCATCTGCTATAACTTTTTTTACTGCTTTGACCCAAACACTTCTCAACTCTTCGTTTTGTTTGCGTTCTTTTCTAAAAGCTTTTTTGTTTTCTATTAGTGTAGCCATTGTTTTTCTCCGTTTGTTTGTTTTTGTATAAAGCCCTGCGCCTTATGTATTTTAATATAGCCAAGTTTTTTATAGTTGCAAGTAGTTTTTAGTGGGTTATTGTATTTTATTGCAGGTTGTTGCAGGTTTGCAACAGGCAATAATTCCTTGCCCTTTTGTTTTTTATAAGCTATATATAAGGCGAAGTGTCATTTACTTCGTTTGTTTTTTAGGAAGGGGGCGGCAGTTGCTACCCCCTTTTTTTATTTACATAAAAAATTTTTTTAGTATGTTTTTAATAGGAAAAAACTAGCTTTTATAGGGTGTTATGAAGGGCAAAGAGAACCTAAAACCTCAATCTCAAAGAACAAAGGCAGAACAAAGGCAAGTGGCGAGGCAAGGCGGCATCGCTTCCGGCAAGGCAAGAAAGGAAAAAAAAGAGCTGAAAGATCGTATAAAACTGGCGTTTGAGATAGCGGCAGCGCAAGCGGCAAAAAAGCACCCTGAACAAGCTAAAGAATTAAAAGAGATAGGCTTTGATGTTTTTGTCTTGAAGCAGATGGTAGAGAATCCTGACGCCTCAGATGATTTGCGTTTAAAAACTATGGCGCAGCTATGGGATAGGGCGTACGGCAAGCCGCAGCAACCTGTTGAAATGAGCGGAGATTTAAATGTTGTGACACCAGCGGAAGAGCAGGCGTTACAGCGATTCATGGAGAAAAATAATGGAAAATAATAGAAATGAAATGACAAGAAATCAGCTATATAGTGAAGCAAAACAGCTAGGGGCTGATGTGAAGAGTAACGCTACAAAGGCGGAGTTGTTGGAGCTTCTGGAAAATCATTATGTGCCAGAAAAGCCGCTGCAAGAAGAGCCGTTGGAAGAAAAAGAGCCGATTAACACAACTCTTGCCGCTGAACTACAAGAGTTTACCTCTGTGCCGCACCTGGAGTTGTCAATTTCCGATAAGGTTATTGTTTTGAAGCAGGGGAAGAAGCATTACTCGCTTAACACTAACCAGGACATAGAAGTGATTAAAATGACAATAAGAAGGTTAATTGATTTACCTTGAGCGAACAGACAAGACTAGCTTTAAATGCGATTTGTAAAAAATCTTTTGAGCCTTTCGCTATAAGAGCTTTCCCTGATGTTTTTGGCAAAGGCTTAAAGCTTGAATGGAATTGGCACGTTGAGTGCATAGCAGAGCATTTACAGGCGGCTTTTGAAGGTGACATAAGGCGATTAATAATAAATGTTCCACCTCGAACTTTAAAATCCTATTTAGTTTCATCTGCCTTTCCTGCTTGGGTTTTAGGGTTAAACCCCTCAGCTAACTTTATTGTGACCTCTCACGCTTATTCGCTGGCAGAGGATCAAGTGGTAAATTGCAGAAATATCTTACAATCTGACTGGTATCAGCAATGCTATCCTGCAACTCAAGTCGACCCTACTCAAAATCAGAAGCACGATTTTAAAACATTGGCAAGAGGTCGGGTTTATGGTGCGGGAATTTTGGGTACTATTATGGGAAAGGGTGCTGATTATGTGATTATTGACGACCCAGTAAAGCCTGACGAAGCTTTGTCTGATACTATCAGGACGAATACAAATACAGCAATTAGAAACACGTTGTTCTCCAGATTAAACGACCCTCGAACCGGTAGTGTTATAATGATAATGCAGCGGTTGCATGAAGATGACCCAACAGGAAATTTACTTCAAGATGGCGGCTACACACACGTTAAACTGCCAGCGCAAGCGGTAGGTGCGCCAGTCATGATAAGCCTTAAAGGAAAAAACTGGCAGATGAAGCAAAATGAATTGCTTTTTCCGCAAAGGCTAACTGCTGATTCTTTAGAAGAGAAAAGACGAGACTTGCAAGAGTATAACTATGTAGGGCAGTACCTCCAGGAGCCTGTTCCGTTAGGGGGTGGGGAATTCAAAGACACTTGGCTGAATTATTATGGCAATGGCGAGACGAAGCCAAAAGAGATGAATATATATATCACTTGCGACCCGGCAGGTGGAGAAGAGTTGCAGAAAAAGAAGAAGAAACTATCTGACTTTACTTGCTTCATGGTTATCGGGCTTCACACAGACAATAATTATTATTTGCTTGATGCTGTTCGTGACCGCTTAAACCCTACAGAAAGAGTAGATAAGCTTTTTGAATTGCACAAAACGTGGAGTTCACTATCCGGCAAACCGCCCAAGGTGGGTTATGAAAAATATGGTTTAATGACCGATACGCATTATATCAGAGAAAAGCAGAAACAGATAGGTTATCGCTTTCAACTTATAGAGTTGGGTGGCAGCATGAGTAAAGAAGAAAGGGTAAGAAGGATTATACCTGACTTACAACACGGCAGATGGTGGTTTCCATCGGGCTTACTATACACTGACTATGAAGGGAAAACGCTTGACTTAATGCGGGAATTAGTTAAGTCTGAGATGGCTAGTTTTCCAAAAGCACGGTATGATGATATGCTTGATGCGTTAACAAGAATTTATGATGATGAGTTGCAGGCTATCTTTCCTTTTGTTAAAAAGCCTAAAGCAAGGACTAAGTCACAGAGTTATGGACACTTTTTGGATTTTTAAATGAAAAAAGATAAAGAAATATTAAAGCAATTCAAAGAGCACAAAGAGTTAACGGAGAGCGGCTTAGGTGCACAATACAAAAACACTGTGCGCTGTCAAGAATTCTATGAAGGCGACTTCATGAATGTCCAAAAAGAGCTGCGTAGATTTGATGATCACGGCAATAAGAAAAAGCAAATTGTACAATTCTCTAAAGTGCAGCCATACGTCAATGCTGTAGTCGGCTTTATGATTCAAAACCGCAAGCAAGTAAAGTATGAAGCTGTCATGCCACAAGAAAATCTTCAACAGCTATTCTCAGAATATGCGAATTCTATAAAAGAGTATGTCAGGCGAAACGCTCACGCTGACCAGATTGAAACTCAGCAAGACTTTGATTTAATTATTTGTGGTTATGGTGCGACCGAGACAACAATGAGTTATGGCGAAGGCTATGCTTGTACTGAGAAAGACGGGGAGATTATGATGGGGAGACTAGACCCGTTAACAGTTGGCTGGGATCCGCAAGCTAGAGCACCTAATTTAATAGACCGCAGATGGAATTATTACTATAGAGAGTTCTCCGAAGAAGATGCTTTAAACTTATTTGATAATTCAGAAATAGAAGACTTTGAGGTTTCAACTTCTGATGAAAATAAAGACGATTATGTTTTTTATGACAGAGACGGTTATAATGCCATTTCTACTTATGAGTATGCGAATAAAAAAGAAAAGCTTTTAAGAGTTTATTTTTATCAGTGGTATGAAATAGAGACTTTTTATAGGATTCCAAACCCGCTTTTAGAATCAAATGACCCGCTGATTGCTGAATATGTCACATCGATTTTGCAGAAAGTTGCAGCAGAAAACGAAGATTTTAAGTTAGAAGATGAGATTTTAGTTTTTGATGACAAGGTTAAAAGGCAGCTATCGGAGCTTTTAGAGTTTCTGGAAATAGAGCCGTTCGATTTTAAGAAAAAGGTTCATTATATGGCTGTGTTAAGCGGCGATAAGGTCTTTGACAAGTTCAAATTGTTAACTCAGCAGGGTTTTACAGTTCAATTCAAAACAGGTCATTTCTTTCAGCAGCAACGCATCTGGACAGGGTTGGTAAATGGTATGATGGAGCCGGTTTTGTGGTATAATAAAGCCTTAACCGAGCTTTTATATACTATTGCAGCGAATAGCAAAGGCGGTGTCATGCTAGAAGAAGATGCCGTTCCCGATATAGAAGAGTTCGAGGCAAACTATAACAGAACTGACAGTGCAGTTCCTGTGAATCCAGGTGCGCTCATGAACGGTAAAATCCAATCAAAAGCTAAACCGGCAGTTCCGACTGGATTGGATAGTATCATATCTTTGTCTGATGGTGCGATTGCTGACGTCACAGGTATTGATCCGAGTTTCTTAGGTTCGAGAGAATTCAAACAGGACACAGCGGATTTTCATAGGAGGCGAGTCAAGCAAGTTATGAGTAGCCTGGCGAGCTATTTTGATGCTGCGGATTTGTATCAGAAAATACATGCCAGGATTTTGCTGGATTTGATGAAAGTTTTTGTTGAAAACAATAAGGGCTTAAGCATAAGAGCGTTGGGAGAAGAGGGAAAGGCGGTTTTCTTGCAATTAAATACCGCACAACTGTCAGCTGAATATGATATAGCGACTGTGGAGGCTCCTATGTCACAAGAAGACAAGCAAGAGCAAGCTAGAATCTTAACAACGATGGCAGAAAAAGTGACAATGATTGACCCGAAATCTGCGAAAGCTATTTATGGTGTAGCCTTAGACTTGATGCCTATAGATTTTGCTCAAAAGCAAAAAGTAAAAGAGCAATTTGAAGAAGAGCAGCCGATTGACCCAGCTTACGTTAAGCAGCTAGAAGAACAGTTGCAGCAGTTGGCCAGTGAAGGTAGCAGAGCTCAACTGGAAAAAACTTTAGCTGATGCACAAGAGAAACTGGCGAAAGTCAGACACACTGAAGCCGAGACGGTTAAGACTTTGGAGGAATCAAAAAATATAGCTTTAGAGGCGGAACTGGCTAGTCAGCTACCTGTAGAAGATATAAATATTAGTTTATAAAAAAAGAGAGGATAACATGGGAATGAATGCTTTAGAACGGTCGATTTTAGAAGAGAAAGAAGCTTTAAAAAAAGCACAAGAGGAACAGGAGAGTCAAGAAGATGAAGTTGATGGCTTAGAGGAAGAACAGGAAGAAGAGCAAGAAATTCAAGAAGAAACAGAGCTAGAGACAGAGCCAGAGCAAGAAACTCAAGAAGAGCCAAAACAAGAGGCAGAAGAAGATGCTAACCTTGCAGCCAGGCTACGAATTGCCGAGAAGGAGCGTAAAAGGCTTGAGAAGCAGATAGAAGAGTTCAGACAATCGCAGCAACCTCAGCCCCAGAAGCAAGACGATAATAACCAAGAATATGAAGAAGAGTTGACGCTTGAGGAAGAAGTCAAGCAACTAAAACAAATGGTAGCTCAAGAACAGCAGCGCAGACAAGCAGAACAAAACAGACAGCAGGCGGTAAAGCAATTTATCGAAATTGAAAATGAATATAAAAGAGAAGTGCCTGACTATGAAGACGTATCAAATCTTGTTGTCAATTCCATGTACAAAGGGGTTAAGAGTTTTAATCCAGAAATAAGCGATTCTCAGGCAAAAGAGTACGTTCAGAATCAAGTATTAACTTTAGCCAGTAATGCTTATAAGCAAGGGAAAAATCCTGCAGAGTATCTGTATGAGCTTGGTTTAAAAAACTACGGTTATCAACCAAAAGCCGAGAAAAGCACCGAAAACAGTGGCGCATCTGCAACAGAGCGTTTAAAAAATGCAGCCAAAAACAAAAAACGTTCTGCAAATGGGCTTGCCGGCGGTGGACAAGCGAAAGGAAAACAGTTAACTGTTGATTCTGTAGCTAATATGTCTAATGCTGAGTTCTCTCAGTTATCATCTAAGGAGCTTAAGCAGCTTATGGCAGGAAAAGGCTAACCTCTTTTACCCTTGTAGAGTGAACAAGGAGTGTCTTTCCAGACTTTAAAAGGATGTTCTACAGGCACATAAAGCCTGTCTAATGTCGCAAGTAGTCGCTCACTTAAAAAAGCAGGTCGACCGGAGACTTAAAACACCGAGTATCTAAGACGTTAGATTGTTGTTTTTTTTAATTTTTAACACAATTTAACGAGGATTGTATGGCTACAACGGTAATGACCACGGAAAATGATGCGACTGTAAAATTATGGTCGAAAGAGACGTGGGTTTCAACAATGCAGAAGACCCCTTTGGGGCATTGTTTTAATAGGGGGGCAGTTTATTTTCCAGAAGAGTTTTTAGGCACACGAGCAAGAGGTGATGAAGTTAGTTTTGACTTTGTGGACAAGCTAACAAACGTTCCTTTAAGTGCTACCTCTACGCTGGAAGGTAATGAAGAGGCTTTGGATATCGGAAACTTTAAAATGGCGATGAACACCACCAGAATTGGTGTCAAAACCCCAAATAAAGACACGATTGAACAGCAAAGAACCAATGTCAATTTTGAGAAAGTCACTCTTGACCTTGAGAAAAGGAGAGCGGCTGAATTATTAGACGCAAGCTTGTGGAATCAATTGGCGGGTTTTAATACAACAGGCTCTTTTACCTTGAATGGCACAACTTATAATTCTGCCTCAGACCGTTTGCATGTGACCGGGCACAACGTTCCAGTGGCACCAAGCACTAACAGGATTATAAGACCTGGTACGGCTGCAAATGACCAGTCATTGACGTCAAGTGATAAAATGAGTTTTGATTTTATCAGCTATGCACTTGAGAAAAATGATATGTCAGACCAGCCCATAGAGATGTTCGATGATATGACTTATGACTTATATCTATCACCACTGTCCGCAGTAGATTTAATGCAAGACTCATCAAGCCAGTTTTCATGGTCTGACCTACAACTAGCTAAGATAGAAGCAGGGCGAGACAATGAAGCAGAAGATAGGTTTAAAAATGATATTGTCTGTTTAGGAAGGTATTTGAACGTTAATATATATCAGGTTCCCAGAATCCCTAACGGTGTAAGTTCAGCAGATAGCTCAGTTGTCGCCAACACAAAACGTAATGTTTTAGTTGGGCGCAACGCAGTTTCTTTTGCTTCACCATATGGTGGTAGACCATCTGATACTGACGTTCCTATCAGAGTAAGTCATCAGCTTGACGACTACGAATACTGGAAAGGTACAGAAACTAGAATGATATATGGGCTTAAAAAAATGGCACCTAGCAATGGCGAAGACATAGGCGTTATGGTGTTATCAACTTATGCAGCTACACACGCTTAGGAGGAAGAGATGACTACACCAGATATTAAAGCAGATACTGCTGACAATGCCAGAGTAGATGTGACTGGAGCGGTTCGTTCAATTAAGGCAACTGCTACGGTTCCGGCGACTACGGCTACAGGTAAAAATGTGGGAATGGTTCGCTTTCAAAAGGGTTTTTCTCTTGTGAGCTTTGGCTTGGAGTCGGAAGATTTAGACACAGGCACAGATGTGACTTTAAGTGTTGGTTATATTTATGATGACGATGACACTTATACTGATGACCCAAACGCTTTTGTGGATGCCTCAGATATAGGGCAAGACGCCGGCTCGGTAGTATGGCCAGTGGCAGACGGCTTATTGACAGGCTCGGGCTTTGAAGCGGAAGCACCTGGTTATTTAGTAATTGCTACTGGAGGTGGTGCAACAACTACCGAAGGTGATTTAACCATGATTGTTAATTTTACTTATAACCAGTAAATGAATTTTTGTAATCTGCGGCTTTTGAAAATGGAGAGTGATGGCGACTTTTTTAGAATTACAGACAGACGTTTCCAGAATTCTTAAAGATGAAAACAATCAAGCTACATCGCTTGATACAGTCAAAGCTTACATTAACAAAGCCGTAGATTATTATTCTAAAAAGCATTTCTGGTTTAATGAGTATGAAGAAGTAGTGAATCTAGTGGTGGGTGACCCTGTTGTTTATTTCACTACCACACCAAAATATTTATTTAAACATGGCGGCATCACGATAGAAGACCAGGATAGACGCTATCCGTTAAGGCAAGTCAGCCCAGAACGTTATGATTGTTTAAATATTGAAACTACGGGACGACCTTATTGTTATTGTTACCGCAATGAGCAGTATGAACTTTATTATTATCCTGACCTTACTTATAGCACGACGCTTAGAGGTATTAAAGAATATGCCAATTTAGAAAATGATGATGACGTAAATGACTTCACGGAGCACGCAGAATTTTTAATAAAATATAACGCTCTATCCCGCCTTTATGGCGAGTTTAGGCAAGATGAAAAACAAGAAAGATATTTTACTGCTAGGGCACAAGATGAGTACACGAATCTTATGAACGAGACAAGGCAGCGGAAAAGAACAAACAGGCTTGAGGTGCAATACTTTTAATGGCGACAAATACAACAAACTACTCATATAATCTACCTGCCGTTAATGATCCCGTTGACGCTAATATCTGGGGCGACCTTCTAAATGAAAACTGGGAAGCTGCTGATGAAGACATATTTGTTGCCAGCCGCAATCAAGTCCTTGTGAAATCTGCGGATTATACAGTAACAAGCGATGATTTAAATAAAGTCATTCTAGTAGATGCGTCAGCCGGTAATCGTACTATAACTCTACCAACTGCAACCAGTGTGGGCGATGGATTTAACGTTTATGTGAAACTGGTTTCTTCTAGCGGCAAAGTATTTATAGATAGCGCAGATACTATAGATGGTGTTAGTGCTGCTCACGAACTGACAAATGAAGAGGATGCAGTAAAAATAGTTTCAGGGGCAAGCGTAAAATGGCATATAGTCAGCCGTAAAATCGTAACCGCAACTACTTCCAGGACGGGCACAGTGGAACTTGCTACGGATACGGAAACACAGACCGGTACTGCAACGGATAAGGTGCTAACCCCATCGAATATTCCATATCAATTATTTCCTGTGGCTTTAGTGGCATTTGACACTAATTTGAATGACTCTGATGCTGCCATTTCTGTAAATGACAATTGTAAAATTTATTTTTCTGAAAATGTGGCAAGCGTTAAATTTATTACAGATCCACGGTATAAATTTCAAATTAATCTGACGGGAGTGGCACTGGATATATCACAAGGGTTCACCATACAAGGTACCGGTGAAGCTTTAAGTATTTCAAGGGGCGGTGGGTTTGTATCAGTGGACACAAGTG